TAGTCCAGTATAGTCTTCTGGATGAGGATATGTTAGGTTTGAATCTCTACCATCAGCTGTGAGTGTATCATCAGCAGCACCATAACAATCAATACCTGTTCCCATATCACTATAGGTGACTTTCTTTTCTTTGTAGTCTGTGCTGTTACCACCTAGTCCATTACTCACATATTGGTCATCTAATGCACCAATATTAATGCAAGCATACTCAGTTCCAGCAGTTGATAATCCAGATGTGGTTTTACCTAATGACTGTGGCCACCCTCTTCTATTAATAGTATTGTAACACTGTAAACCAAATTCAAAATGAGTTGCAGATTGTAATGAAACACTATCACCTTGGGAAGTTGTAGACCAATAGTTATTAAAATCAAGATCGCCAGGACTTGTTTGAGTCTGATTACTATTACCAGCTGCAGCAATGAATATGACTCCCGCTTCAGCTAACTCATCACCAGCAGCGGTGACGGAACTGTCTATCATCTCACCTTTACATCTACTACCATCACCATATGCACCTAGTAGATCAAAGAAAGCTGGTTCACTACCACTGCCATATGACACACCAGTTACAGTTCCGTCTATTGCAGATGGTCTATACCAATAATATCCACCACTATGAATACTACTAGACCTATATCCCCAACTATTACTTGACGTTGTGGGATTTTTGTCGTCATTTTGTTTCCCAGTTATTGCAGAATGTCTATCCCAGTTAGGTTTATACAAGTGAAATAGTTTTTGTACATCGAACTGACTACCATTGATTCCAGCGTTAGATCCACCGATGCCATTGATTACCCATTTGTTACAGTTGTATGCAGAACCATAGTTCTTACCAAATACCTGACCAGCACATTGAGTTCCGTGATCAGAATTATTTTGTGGTTTTGCAGTATTAGTGCCATTGCAATTAGCTCTTGTATATGAACCACTGATACCACTTGTAGTTCCTATAGTAGAGAATCCTACTGATCTCTGACTTGAATCAGACCACCATGCTCTTGCAACAGATTCTACTGGAACTGTTGTACCATCCCAACGTTGAATTAATCTATTGCCTGGATCTGCATTGAACCAGTCTGGATCAATATAGTATGGCCCATCAAGAACTACATCTAGAACACCACATGTGCCTGGTGTTGTAGATATACCACTCCATGTCAATGCGTTTCCTGTTGACCATCCTACAGGATCATCGGCAGTTGTTACAAATTCTGGGTGTGCAATCCAGAAACCATCATCAGATACGATTGCATCTACGCCAGTTCCATCACCTAATTGTTTTGGTTCAGTCTCTATTATTATATGGTCAGACCCAGTAATCCCAGTGGATGTTGCATCCCAAGGGTTTTCTTTTTGTGTATGTCTTAGTATTTGGTATCCAGTTCTGTTCTTATCTGATGCACCTATACCAGCCTGAGATGTAGGTGGTGTAGATGGGGCAGTATTCCATGCTCTGTAGTTAGATACTGTCTTATCAAATCTACCAAACCTCCTTACACCAGCGACAATATCTTTTGGATCTGGAGAATAGTTGCCTGGGTAAACATCATAGTCAATACACACCCACTGCACCTTCTCATGTTTTCTTAGATCTTCTGCTTCTGCATCAGTCAACATGTAAGTTGCTCTGGTATCACTATGTTCTTTCTTGTCAGGGCATACTATAGATGGGTCTGGGATATTATCTTCCAGTGAACCATCTTTCTCTAGTTCTTCGTGAATGAATATCCAATCATCTTTGGTATAACACTTGATGGAGTATGCTTTCTTATCATCAGCTCCAGTCGGTTTGACAGCCAACCCTGTCCTATCAAGAGTATTAGTGCTAGTATGAATCATAATCCTTGAATTAAGGTCTTAACGAATCTGTATGTTGTTAATCCAGATATTCCAGCTTCAGGTGTAAACTTGACTAACACATTGGTACTACTTATTGTTGCAGCGATAGACACCTGTTGTTCTGGAGAGAACATGATACCGTATTCTTGAGAGAATGCTGTAGTTCCATCGTGCATTACAAGAACTTTCTGTGATTGTCTGTATGTTCCTAGACCAATCATGAATGTGTATTCAGCACCAGAGTAACTAGCGACTGGGAATGAATCTATTTGTTGTTCAACACCAGCAGATGCAGTGTATGTTCCGAAACCAGTAGTCGAAACTCCTCCACCACCACCTGTTGCAGTGATTGTGATAGTTGCGTCAGTTCCAGATGCCGTTGCAGTCACACCAGATCCAACAAAGTTGATTGATGTTACACCCGATGCAACATTAGTTCCCTCTTCTTTGATGATAACACCACTTCCGCCACCACCTGTAGGTGCGGATGGAACCCATGATGATCCATTCCATGTTAGTACATTGTTAACACTTGGGCCTGCACTAGAAACATTAGATAGATCACCTAAGTTTTGACTATTAATATTTGTTAGATATCCAGCACTTGCATGGTTGCCCCAACCATATGCAGTCTCATACTGTGTGATATCAAGTGCAGTTATATTTGCTGCAGGGCCTGTGAAAGGAACTGCTCCTGCCAAGTTAACAGTTGCAACTCCACCACCATATGTTACTGTACATGCGGCACCAATAAAGTTAACTGTCTGTGCAGTACCAACGGTAGATCCTTCTTCTTGATATACCATACCAGCGATACCACCGCCTCCTCCACCACCACCTGATGCGGTGACTGTTACAACACCAGCAGATGCAGCTGATACTGAAAGATTTGTACCAAAGTTAATAGTACCAATGGTTCCTACGAGTGTGCCATCGTCTCTGATTATGATACCAGTACCAGAGGCGGTAACACCAGTTAGTCCAGAACCATCACCAACAAAACTAGATGCAGTTACTACACCAACATTGAGGTTAGGAGTTCCAGTCAATCCTCTTGCTAGAGTGGCGATTCCAGCTACTGCTGTATATGTGACTCCAATTCCAGTTATACCAGAACCATTTCCAAAGAATGATGTTGCAGTCACAACACCAATTCTATAGTTCTCAGTTCCTGTTCCTACAGTGCCATCAAGATCTTTGTTGACAAGTTCATGCCAACCATTATTATTCATTGACAGGGAGTTTCCTTGCCCTGTATGGTAATGACACCAGTAGTATAGTGTGTTAGGTGCAGCCGCCACTGGAGTCCATTCTATTCTACGAGTAGTAGCAGAACTAAATCCACTGACATACCCTGCCATGTTGACGACAACATTATCTAACTTATATGTAACACCCATCATATAATGATCACCACCAGCCAACTCTCCATCTGAAGTTGTACTGAACATCAATGGATGTTCTTGATTGTTATAGTTTACGTTACTTGCATCATCTTGATTTAAGATGTAAGTACCACCTCTTGCAATAGGGAAGTTGCCAGGTCTTTCTACACCGTTAAAGTAGAATACACCTGTTGCTTGACCTCCCACAGTGTCGGTACTGACTGTAACATTGATTGTGGTTCCTATATTGTGAGCAAAATACGCCTTGTTAAATTCATGAACATGAGCAAACGCACCATGATTGATTCCAGCAGCTGGTAGATCATTGTAATTAGTCCATAGGTGAGGTAAAATGTTACCTGTTGCAGTTCCGTCCAGTCTGCCTTGTAACTTGAAGTTACCTAGTACGTTAAGTTTATATCCCTCTGTGTTAGTAGTACCAATACCAATGTTAGTTAAAGTATGAATACCAGTTGTATTTGATCTCCATATACTATCTGTTGATGGTAGGTTAGTAAGTTCAGAACCATCACCAGCAAACTTAGATGCAGTTACAACACCTACAGTAAAGTAGTTGCCATACATGTCTTGGTGAAGTATTTGTCTCCAACCATTGTAACCACCCATTGTGGTTCCGCCAGAAACATATGCAGTCTTAGTATTGTTTGCCCATGCAAACATACCTCTCCAACTTGTAGCAGAAGGTAGATCACCTGTTGCGTCAAAGTCGAAACGCATCTTACTACCTTGGCCTGGGAAGGTTACAATTCCAGTACCATTAATATTATCAACAACTATTGATGGAGTTCCTGTTAAATTCTGTGCGACTGAGGCTATACCAGCTGTGTGTGCATACCCTGCCATGGTTGAGAACCCTGCATTGGCAACGTATGATGCGATACCAGCTACCTTCGCATACTCAGCTACTCCTGAGTTGGTTGCAACTCCAGATGCTGATGCGTATGTTACAATACCAGCGACTGTGGCAAAATTTGCACTGATTGCCAAGGTTGCCGTGTCAGCGAATCCAGTTGTTGCTGATCTAGTAGCGATTCCAGAAGAGTCTGCATACGCAGATGTGGTGGAGAATCCAGATGTAAATGCAAATCCTACCGTGTCAGCAGCAGAAACTGTGACATTACCACCAAATACTTGTGTAACATCTAAGTTGTTATCGAAGTTAAGACTCTGTGCAACACCAACTAGAACACCACTATCCTTAATGACAACACCAGAACCTGTTGCAGTCACACCAGTTAGACCAGAACCATCTCCAACGAATGTTCCAGTTGTAATACCTGTTAATTGAACGTTACCTGATACAAATAAAGCTGCACTAGGATCAGTTGTGCCTATACCTACGTTCTTACTTGTGTATATTCCTGAGTTCCCTGCCTTTGTCCAAGTACCAGCACTCCCTGCATTGGCACTAAGATTATCTCCGTCACCAAAGGTTTGATATATCTCTGTAAAGTTTGCATTAACCTTACTTGCACCTAAGGCTAGGGAATCTCCCAGTCCATCGTTCGGTGTGAATCCAGTAAATATTCCCTGACGAGCCATTTAGCTAAAAATTATAGAGTCCCTGTCTTCTATTTATTGATATAATAAATACGTTATGATAGCTATACTGTATCCGTTGAAAATGGACAAGAATTTATCTGAAGCATACTCTTCAATTTATAAAGAAGGAACAAAATATGGTCTCTATAAAGGGGATGGTAAAACTAAAGGTGCTGCGAAAAAATACCTTGATAACAAAGCGAAGAAGTTGCAAAAGGAATACGATAATCAGTCAGATGCAGAAAAGAATAATCCAGCTTTCCAATCTAATAGATTAAATCCTAAACCTCAGTATAACTCATACGAACCACAAGGGGAGTTAGTGAGTGAAAGAAGAGGATCTTCAACAGAGCAGTTAAAAAAGAACAGAGATAAAGCATTTACACCTAAAAAAGCACTTAAAGACACTGGTAATCCCATTCAAAATGCTTGGAATAAGTTTGTTCCTCCTCCAGAATCATCTAATAATCCAAATGTAAGATCAGGAAAAAATAAACCTGGCAAATTAGAAGGTGGTCTTTTGAAAAAGATGAATAATACTGCGAAGAACATAAACGCACCAATTAAAACCACTAGTAAGGTAGTAAAAAAAGGTAAAAAAGTTATCTCAAGTGCAATACAGAAAGTAGATAAACTTAATAAGATGGCTGATAAATTACCTGGCCAAGTTAAAACTGGTGCTAAAATTGCGTTGGGTGCTGGTGCTGCTGTGCTTGGAGCAAAAGCTCTTATGGATCGTAGAAAGAAAAAGAAAGAAGATCAGATGAGACAAAAGAATGAAGGTACGTTCAGAGCTGAGTGGGAAGCATTTAAACTCATTGAAAGAGAAGATTATATAGAGAGATTTGAAAATTGGAAAACTGGATTGGTAGAAGAAGGGTATGATGTTTCTAGATGGACAAAAGAAGATCTAGTTGAAACATTTATTACTGAGAATGATCTTTTCTCATCACAAGAATCAATTATAGATGCACTCTTTGAAGCAGATAAGAAAGGAAAAGGCAGTGGTACTAAAGACGCTTGTTACCATAAGGTAAAGTCACGTTACAGTGTTTGGCCTTCTGCATATGCTTCTGGAGCATTAGTCAAGTGCCGTAAGAAAGGTGCAAAGAATTGGGGTAACAGTTCAAAGAAAGAAGATTTTTCTGATTGGAGATCTGATCTTCAACTTAATGAAATTCTAGAAAAAGGAACAAAGGGTAAAATAGATTTTCACAGTGGTAAACAAACAACAGATACTGGTAAAAAAACTAAAGAAGGATATCCCATCAGCCAAGAAAAACAGGTCATGAAAACTAAAAGAGTGACTGTAAATAATCCAAAAGGTAGAAAAAAAAATGAATCACCTATGGGTAAAACAATAGGTAAACTTAATCAAGTAAAAAGTAAGCAGTGGAAAGCAGAAGACAAGGGTGACACAAAAACTGCACAAAAAATGTATAATAGAAGAAAGAAACTATCAGGAGTTTTATTCGATAAGACTGGTAACTTCCACGATAGAGCAGACAACGACTAATGAAAAACTTTCAAGAGTTCCAAGAGGCTACTCGTCTCAAGAAAGAGGTGGGTTACGACAAAGGTGGAACTAAGAAACCACCATCAACATCTAGGGATACCGTTCTAGATGCAGTGAAGAAGTCTATCACAGACAAGTATGGCAAGGGTGCTATCATGAGAAGTGGTAGTAATCAACAGAAGAAAGTTAAAGGTCAGAAGACTGACGGTGAAGGTAAGTATCTCAAACAACATAAGGCAAACCAACAACTCAAGAAAGATGCAAAAGAGATGGGTTACGGTAGTGACACCAAAGGATATGTAGAAACAAAAGCGAGATATGGTAGTAAAGAGAACATGAAATCTGGAAAAGGGTTAGGTACATGACATGCCAGCAGTCTCAAAAAAACAACAAAGATTCTTCGGGATGGTTAGAGCGGCTCAGAAAGGGGAAATGGAAAATCCCTCGCCTGAGGTTGCCGAAGTTGCTGCCACCACCAAGCGTTCCAGCGTAAAGAAATTCGCTAAAACAAAACACAAAGGTTTACCTGAGAAAAAAGTGACTAAAGAATCATTCAACGAAGATTACGTTAAGGAACTAGAAGATGGTCTAGTTAAATTGGACTACCCTACCTATGATGAGGTAGATGAGTTGATGAAAAAGATTGCTAAGGACAATGGTATTGACACCACTGTTCTACACATGGCATTTAAGACCAAACATCTTATGGTTCCAGATGATTGGGCTAAGAAAAAGATGATGGAACCTGTAGTTATCCCCAGAACACCTATGAAATCCGTAGAAGAATGTTGGAAGACTCACAAGAAGGTTGGTATGAAAATGAAAGGAGGTAAACTTGTCAATGATTGCCGTCCTAAGAATGAAGAGGTAGAATATATTAACGAGAGAGGAAAGTACAGTGCAATAGTGGATGCTGGTGTAAGAGTGGGTGGAAAGAAAGGTGGTAGAATAGCGCAGCAGGCAGAGAAAGAAGCTGGTAAAGCTGCTGTTAAGAAGGGTAAAGAAGCAGTTGCAAGTGCGAAGAAGGGAAATCCAAAGAAACAAGTAGGAGCTGGTAAGTTTGAAAAAGCAGGGGCTGCATTGGGTGGCCTTGCTGGTGGAGCTGTTGGATTTGCTTTACCTGATGGACCTGCAATGGTTGCTGGTGAACTTGCTGGCGGATATGTGGGATCTAAAATTGGTGGGAAGTTAGGTAGACAGGTTGATAAGATCACTAATGTTGGTGGTAAAATGAGAAAAACTAATGATAAACTAGCAGGGGTTAAGAGTTCAAAATATCAAAAAGAGGAAGTCATAAATGAAATAAGTCCAGCTAATCCTGCTAGAATTAAAAAAGAGAATCCATATTCGATAAAGAATAAATTAAAGATGGCAATTAGATCTGTATCCGAAAGGAATAGATTTAAGGCTGGTGCCGTTAAGGAAAGTAATCATGATGAAACGATGGCAGCATCGGAAAAAACTGTCCAACAAAATTTACAGACAAATAAATTTAAAACACAGAAACGTATCCCCAGAGAAACTATAAAAAGAATGAACAAACCAGAGGGTCAATTCAATTCTTTTGAACCAGACATGAGTATGGTAGAGGGATCACTTCATAAGTGGTTCAAAGGATCTAAGTCTAAAGATGGTAAAGGTGGATGGGTCAACGTAGTTACAGGCGGAACTTGTGCAAGTGATGAGCCAGGTGAGGGTACTCCTAAGTGTGTATCATCATCTAAGAGAGCAAGTATGACAAAGGCAGAAAGACAGTCTGCAGCAAGAAGAAAGAAGGCAGCAGACCCTAATCAACAGTCCAAGTCAGGTGCAGCAAAACCTACATATGTTAGTACAGATAAGAAAAAGGCAGTGAAAGAAGATTTTCTATCAATGATCTTAGAAATGTCAGACTCTAAGATGCAGAGACAATCTGATGAGAACTTAGATGCACTACAGAAAAAGTTTACTGACATGAGTAAGGATGGTTCTCCATCTAACAAGTTCATGTTGAATAGAATTCAGAGAGAACAGAAGAGAAGATTAGCACAGAAACAAAAAGAAGCTAAGAGAATGTCGGCTCAAAATAATAATCCTAAAGGAGCACAGGTCATAGAAGATTTTATGCCTGAGATCACAGAGGATTGTTGGGATGGATATGAGAAGAAGGGTATGAAGACTATGTTTGGTAAGAGATATCAAAACTGTGTCAAGAAAAAGAAGACTCGTAAAGAAGAATTTGAAGTTGCAGAAGATTATTATAGAGGACAGGGTGAAAAGAATGTAGAGAGAACTAAAAAATATATGAAGAGCAAAGGACAGGAGGGAGCTCCTGGCTTAAATGCAATGAAAGCTAGACAAGAAGATCATAAAGC